CATTACTATTATTAAACGATTTAGTCAATCAACAACATTACTAGACTGCGCATTATGAGCTGTTTTGATGTACAAATTTTAGATCCCAATATCAACACCATAGAAATCGAAACTTGTATTGGTGATCAGCCATCATCTATAGATATAGTTACATATGACAATACTGCACTAGTAGAAGTTTCTCATTGTATAGCATTATTGCCTTCGGATATTAGTGAGCTAATTCCTGTGCAAGATATAGTGGCTGGTAGTGGAATCTCAGTTAGTAGTATTAGTGGCATATATACTATTTCATCAAATAATAGTGATCCTGTAAGTCTATTAGAAACCGTACAAGATATTATTGGTAATAGTGGGTTATTAGCTGGAAATTATATTAATATTAATTATAACGATAATACAGGATTTACTACAATATCTGCCACTGGATTACAACCTAGTGGCAATTATGCTAATGCTATTCATACTCATACTAGTAGCGATATAACAGATTTTAATAGTAGTGTAAGCGGTTTGTTACCAAGTGTAACTGGCACTGGCTATGTCTCTTCGTCTTTTTCTAATAATCTTTATACTATTTCTGTAACAGGACTACAACCTAGTGGAAATTATAGCGTTGATGGTCATACTCATACAAGCTCTAATATTACAGATTTTAACTCTAGTGTTAGCGGACTTCTTCCTGTTAAGAATATTAGTGCTGGCAGCGGCATAGGAATATCTTCAGTTTCTGGTGATTTTACAGTTAGTGTTACTGGGACTTTTGGTCTTACTGACGAAGAAGTTGATGATAGAGTAAGTAATTTATTAGTGGGTGGTAATTATGTAAATCTTAATTATAATGATTTAGGAAACAGTCTAATAATTTCTGTTACTGGCGTTCAGCCAAGTGGAAACTATAGTTTAATTGGACACTCTCACAATACTAGTGATATAACAGACTTTAATAGCGGAGTAAGCGGACTCCTTCCTAGCGTTAGTGGCAGCGGATATATAGTATCGTCTTTCGCTAATAATATCTATACTCTTAGCGCTAGTGGGCTACAACCAAGTGGTAACTATAGTGTTGTTGGTCATTCACATGTTATAGCTGATGTTTCGGGATTGCAAAATGCTTTAGATAGTAAACAACCAAGTGGAGTTTATGCTAGTGGTATTCATTATCATATTAGTTCTGATATCACAGACTTCAATAGTGCTGTTAGTGGATTGATTCCTCCGTCTAACTTTACTTCACTAACTGGATTAAGCGGAATAGTTGTCACTAATAGTGGCACAAATTATTTTGTAACATTAAGTGATCCTACTATTCAACTAGCTGATATTACAGATCTATCTTCTAATGCTAGAACTTTTTTATTAACACCGTCTAGTAGTAATCTTAATACTTTAATTAGTGATGAAACTGGATCTGGAAATTTAGTATTTAATAATAGTCCCGCTTTTAGTGGCACCCCAACTGTGCCAACAGCACCAAGCGGAACAAATTCTACCCAAATTGCTAGCACAGCATTTGTTAGAACAGAAATCAGTAACCTAATAGACTCCGCCCCATCAACACTAGATACTCTTAATGAATTAGCAGCAGCACTAGGTGACGATCCTAATTTTGCCACCACTATTGCTAGTGGATTGGGACAAAAGGCAAATTTAAGCGGAGCTATTTTCACTGGATCAGTAACTATTCCTAGCGGAACTGGCAATTTTGATAGTTTAACAGTTGGAGGGGTGGTGGTGAGCATTAGTGGTCACTCTCACGTTACTAATGACATCACAAACTTTAATTCATCCGTTAGTGGACTACTTCCAGTTAAAGACATATTAGCTGGTAGCGGTATTTCTGTATCATCGTCTAGTGGTATTTATACTATTAATGCTGATATTAGTGGTGTCATAACAGAAGTTATTCAAGATAATTTAGGTAGTGGATTTTTAGTCGCTGGCACTGGCGTTCAATTAACATATGACGATCCAGCTAATACTCTAAGATTGGATAATCTTCACACTGAAATTAATGAACTTAGTTTAGAACCTCAAGGATTTGTAAATAGACTTGATAGTGTTATTAGCTTTAATGATAGTACCAGAACATTTACTATTGCTCCTAGTGGAGCAAGTTATGATGTTTATATTGAGGGAATTAAAGTTACTAAAACAACAAGCGAAAGTATTGTTATACCAACTGGAACTGCACTAAATTATCTTCATTTTAATACTGACACTGGATTATTGGATAATAAAACAACAGGATTTAATTTTGATACTGATGTACCGATAGCTTATATTCATTGGAATGCTGATATTAATCAAAGCACATTTTTTGGTGAAGAACGTCATGGAATCCGCATGGATAGTGTTACTCATAAATGGATACACAACACTTTCGGCATACAATATATTAATGGTCTTAGTATTGGTGGATACATCTTATTAGGTAATGGATCCTCTAACAGTCATGCTCAAATTGATATATCTGATGGTGTTTTATATCAAGAAGATATAATTATAGATATTACTAATGATAATGGAATTAATAGTGCCAATGAATTTGTTCAAACACTTAATCCAATAGCCTATATTCCTACCTACTATCATAGTGGTTCAACGGGACAGTGGGTAAGAGACTCTGCCACAGCGTTCCCAGTAAAATACAATGGAACACGCGCTCAGTACAATCTATTTAGTGGGGGAACTTGGACAATTCCAAACGTTACTAACGATAGATTTTTCGCAATGTGGATTGTGGCAACAAACGATATTAATGATCCTATTCTTGCTATAGTTGGTCAAAGAGAGGATAGCAGTTTAAATAGTGCCGAGAGTCACAATAATTGGAATGATATTAATCTTACTAATATTCCAACACAAGAAATAAGACCACTATATCGACTAATTTTTAAAACCAATTCTACCTATACAAATACGCCAAAGAGTAGCTTACAAAGTATACTAGATATACGAGTGGCTATTCAATCTACTGTTGCTGGTGTTGTTCAAAATGATCATGGTAGTTTATTCGGATTGGCCGATGATGATCACTCCCAATATGTGCATATTGATAATAACAGAACCATTAGCGCACTTCATACTTTTAGTAATGGTTTGAATGCTGGTGGTCTTATTAATGCTGCTAGTGGTAGTTTTACATCATTAACTGTTAATGGAACCGGAGTTAGTCTAAGCGGCCACACTCATACCAGCAGTGATATTACTGATTTTAATAGCACCGTTAGCGGACTATTACCTAGTGTTAGTGGAATCGGATATGCTACAACGTCATTTGCCAATAATATTTATACTGTAAGTGTTACTGGATTACAGCCCAGCGGCAACTACAGCGTTGTAGGCCATACCCACACCAGCAGTAATATTACGGACTTTAACAGTAGCGTAAGCGGATTGCTACCAATAACTAATATAGTTGCTGGTAGCAATGTAACAGTATCAACATCAGGAACTACCTATACTATATCGTCTAGTGGTACTGGTGGCGGTGGAACAACCATAACAAATTATGGTAACAATAGATTACTAACTAGCGATGGAACATCAACAGGTATAGTTGCCGAAAGTGGTATAGTTTTTAATGATTCTACAAAAATAGTGGATATTACTTACGATACTAGTATTGGAGATAGTGGTAATGTTCCAGGATTAAGAATTACTGCTTACGATACTAATACTTCAGCTACTATGGGTGGAAGATTAATCTTTAGAAGATTTAATGGTACAGAATCCTCACCTTCTGGTTTATTAAATAACGATACTATTGGAGCTATAATATATGCAGCACCAAATACTAGCGGTATTGCTGAGACTGTTGGAAGAATATTAGGATCTGCGGATGGGGTTCTTGGGGGATCTAATACTAGTCAACCATCAAAAATATCAATTATCACCAGCTCTGGTCCGAGCAGACTTGATAATGAACTAACTTTAGAATCTGATGGAGAAGTATATACTAATGGATATATTACAGTAGATGACGGCATATCTGCTCCAACGCCTGTGTACAGTCTTGGAACAGTTAGCGGAAATACTGCTATTAGTTATGATGTAGATCGACAAATACAAACAGTAACTCTTAATGGAACTAGTGTCAACTTTACAGAAGGTACCGGTTGGACAACAGCAAATCGAAGTGTTGATGTTGTGCTTCAAATTACTGTAACTTCAACAACAACTGTTGCTTTTGATAGCGGGTTTGTAACAGATTGGTATAATACTTCTTTACCAACTTTCTCTTCTGGTGTTTATCTTATACTATTACGTAGTATAGGATCGACGATTATACAAGGTCATTATATAGGCAAGAAAATTTAAGGAATAATTTATGTATTATGATGATAAAAATAAAATTATAGTAGAAACATTACCAAAAAATAGTATTGGTCCTGATGGTAATTTCTATTTTAACTTTGATAGTGCGAACGATATTAACTTGTGGGCTAATCACAACTATTATACTATACGGAATGATGTGGAGTCTCCAGGTTCAGATTATTATGAAGATGTAAAAAACAGAGTGGTCACACTAGATAAACCATACGCCGATGTGGTTAGAGTATGGAAACAAAGAAATCCATCAGAAGGTGAATAATAATGTACTATAATATTAATAATCAACAATTAGTCGATAGTCTACCAACTAGCATAACTCTAGATAATGGAACAATAATTACTGGAGAAAATCTGGATAATAGTATTCTTGCTGAAGGTGGATACTATTTTGTTCGTAGTGATAATCCACCTCAACCAGAAAATACAGTAGAAGATGTTTCTCAAAGAGTAGTTAATATTAATAAACCATATGTTGATATTACAAGAACATGGATACCAATTCCTATTGTGGTACCAGAAAGTATTAGCGCACGACAAGTTCGCTTATGGTTAATCGATAACGATATTAGTTTAACAAGTGTTGAGGCCGCTATTGATACTATTGTTAACGAGAAATTGAGAGAGAAAACAAGAGTAGAATGGGAATATGCTCCTTATATAGAAAGAAATCATCCTCTTATTGAAAGCCTTGGTCAATATTTAGGATTATCTCCAGAACAAATTGATCAAGGATTTGTAATAGCGTCACAGCTATGAATACTTTCGTAAAAAATAATAGTTTATTAACCAATTTTAAATCTATTATTTATCCCATAGGTAGTAATACTGTGAATTGGTATAAAACAGCAAACTGGAATGGAACAACCACACTTACTGTTCCTGGAGGCAATGTAACTACAGTAGGAACCAACGGTGGTTCTAGTGCATACGGAACTTATGATCAAAGCGGACTAGTTGAAGAATATCTAGAAAATTACCAAAGTACTATTAGTGGTATAATCTATATGTATAGACATGCCGCTTCATTTGATGATACCGTAAATTATTTAAGATATACTGATTTATTCAATATAAATATAGTAGCAGCTGGTGTGGTTAGAGGATTCAGAGTAGCCTCTTTAAATAATCCGCATGGATATAATAATTTCATACCAGTTTGGGATGCTAATAATGTTGCCGCACCAAACGGATATGGTTCAGTACCATATTTATTTAATGTCGCTAAATATAATGTAACAAATAATGAGTATAAAGATTTTTTAATAGCAATAGCTTCCATAGATAATGCTCCAAGTGTTCCTAGTAATGTTTATTTAAATGATATGGCAACAAATATTTCTGGTGGTATTACTAGGACATTGATTGGAGGAAGTGGAAGTAGTAGTCAATATGTATATACTGTAAAAGCAAATATGGGCAACAAACCAATAAATTTTGTAAGCTGGAAAATGGCAGCACGATATATCAATTGGCTACATAATGGAAAACCAAGCGGGTCTCAAAATGCCGGAACTACAGAAGACGGAGCATATGATATCAATTTAAGTATACCAATTAGAAAAGTTGGAGCCAAATATTTTTTACCAAATATTAATGAATGGACCAAGGCTGGATTTTATAAAGGTGGTTCTACAAATGCCGGATATTGGTTATATGCTACCCAAAGTAATACTGTGCCAAATAATATTACAGCAACAGCAACAGGCGATGGTATTCTGGTGTAATACTAAATATCCTCTAAATAAAAGGAAATAATATGGCTAATGATATAACCAAAGCAATTTCGGCTAATTCTATTAAAAATGGTACACTGCTGGTATCCTGCACCACAACAGGAGAATACAGCTTATTAAATACTTATGTTAAAAATACTCCCACCATTAGCGATATAGAAGCTAAATATGATAACAGATTTGATGATCCAGCATATTACTATGGTATTGGTAACGACACAGTAGTAGGAGGCTAATATGCCAATTTTAAGAATAAATGAATTTCCAGAAGGTAGCGGCAGTCTGAGTAACGATGACGTTTTCTTATTTATGGATGATCCATCTGGTAGTGGTGTTACTAAAAAGATTAGTCTTAGTGAAATAAGTGCTGGTATTGGATATCCCACAGTAGTTCAACTTGGTAGTGTTAGTGGTACTATCAATACAGACGCTAGTCTTGGAGATATTTTTGATCTTACGTTAGCTGCTAGTGGTACTTTATCTAATCCAACTAATCCCACAGATGGTCAAAGTTTACGCTGGAGAATCTCTCACAACGCTAATAGTTTAACTCTTAATTTTGGTAACCAATTTAAAATTCCTAGTAGTGCCACAAGTCCACTACCTCTTAGTTCAACTAGCGGAAATATGGATATTCTTGGTGCTACTTATGATAGTAGCAGAAACAAGTGGGACATTATAGCTTTTGTACCGGGTTATTAACAGAAAGGTAAAATGTTATGGCAACTCTGTATTTCAACGGCGCGGTCGACAGCAACTGGAACACGCTCGGCAACTGGTGGAGCGATAATGTATACTCCGTTCCTGCCACATCTTTACCTAGTAGTGCTGACGATGTTATAATGATTGCTGATTGTTTAACTAATAGCGGTAGTGGTGCTATAGTTAACACTCTTACTTTTGATGGTGGTCCATCTAATGGCAGTGTGAGCGGCGGTACTGCAACGCTTGGCATAAATATTACGGCTATTCAAGTTTCGGAATATTATACTATTGCAATTATAATAGATGCCTTCTTAACAGGCACACTAACCGCACACAAGGCTTATTTAACTGGAGCCTCTTATAGCGGAAATAATAATGGTATTATTAATGGTAGTGTATTATTTAATTCTCTTGGTTATAACAATGGTACTATCAATGGAAATGCTACCTTTGGTGCTGGTGGATATAATAACGGAAGCGGCTCCGTAAATGGTAACGCAATTTTTGAAGCATCGTCGGTAAACGAGGGATATATCGGAAATAATGCTACATTTATCGATATGATTAACTACGGATACGTAAATGGAAATGCTATATTTTATGGAGGTGCTGATAATTCTAATACTATCAATCAACATGCTACTTTTAATGATTATTCATACAACAACTCCGGCGGCACCGTCACCGGAGACGCCACGTTTAATGATTATTCATACATCAACGAAGGCACCGTCAACGGCGATGCGACGTTCAACGACAATTCGTACAACAACTACGGCACCTTCACCGGAGACGCGACATTCAACGACAGTTCGTACAACTACAACGGCACGCTCGGCGTAGACGCGACGTTCAACGACAGTTCGTACAACAACGAAGGCACCGTCCCCGGAGACGCCACGTTCAACGACAGTTCATATAACAGCGGCGGCGGCATTGTTATCGGAGACGCCACGTTCAACAACAATGCGTACAACGACGGCGGCGTCAGTGGCAACGCGACGTTCAACGGCAGTTCGTACAACAGCGGCACCGTCACCGGAGACGCGACTTTCAATGACAGTTCGTACAACGGAAGCACTGGCGTTGTGAATGGCACTGAAACCTACGCCAATCGCACGCCGTTTCCGATCCCTCGCGGCATCAACGGTTCTTCCATTCTAGGAGTTATATAACTATGAATCTTTCACAGCCAGTTACTATTCAACCACCAACCATTACTCGATCCACCGGAGAGGTACGTGTTCAAAAGCCTATCACTTTATCTGAATTGGACATAACCCTAATCGACAATAACAAAAGGAAGAGATGCGAAGTTCGCATTCGCCCCTGCCCCTATTCTCTACTTTTATGGACAAACAATGATTATGATGCTATTGGCGATTATACTCAAGCCCAAGTTGAAGCTAAGGTTTTGGAACTATTAGGTAGTGAACCAGCTAAAGTATTAGAAGGGTTATTCCTTCCACCAGCGCCTCCTGTTATAAAGTAAACTTTTCTAAAAGTAGGTTATAATTTATGATCAAACCAGGATACAAAACCAGTGAGTTCTGGTTCACACTAGTAAGCTTCTTATTTAGTGGACTATATTTATTGGGTATACTAAATGATCATTCTCAAAAAGAGGATTTGATTGCAGAAACTAGTCGAGGTTTAGAAGCATTAATATTGATTATTGGTCAGCTAACGGTGTTATTTCGATATGTAAAAGGCCGCAATGAGATTAAGAAAATTTGGTGGACTAATCAAAATGAGTCAAATAAGTTAATAGAACAACCAGAGGTAAAAAAAGATGTCAAGCCAAGAACTAATAAGAGCAGAAGTAGAAAAACTAATAGTCAACACAAAAGAAAAAGTAAATGAAGTTAAGCGTTTTGCTCTTGGTGAAGCGTGGAAACTATTACAGCTCACAACAGCTAGTGTTGTACAAATTATAGAAGCTATTGGTAACGATTTAAGCAATCCTGATAAAAAAGCTTTGGCAATGGATCTTTTGAATAGTTTTTATGATAAAATCTTTTTAGTGATAGATGTTCCATTTGTTCCCAATCTTGTTGAGCCTATTATACATAAGTACATCAAAAATATGCTCATGATAATGGTGAGTGCCACTATTGATGCTACGGTTACCATTTTTAGAAATACGGGCGTTTTTATTAAAAGAGAGGCTGGATTATGAATTACACAGAAACTTTTGAAGAATTTGCTAGTAAAGTTGGACCAATGGATTTGGCCCTATACGCTGGTGTCGGCTTAATACTATGGGTATTATTTAAGGATAAACTAAGCCCTGTGCAAACACTATTAGGTGGATTAGTGGAAAAATTTAAAAACGCATCTCCACTTAAACCAGTAACTCCTGTTGCTGTTGTTGTTCCGTCGGTCAAGCCGGTTGTTACAACTAAAGAGGATATATTTTTTAAACTGATTGTAAGCTGGAAACAAACGCGAGATTTAGCTGCCGAGTGCGGATGTGTTAAGGCCGTAGAAGTTGCTGATCAAATGTTTCCATACTTAAGTCCTGTAGTTTGTGGAGATAAGGAGTCAACATGAATACTAAAACATTATTATTAGCATTAGCTTTTATACTAATAGGAATTGGATTATTCAAACCTGATCTTGGATCATTGGTAGATCGTCCACAACCTGTTGTTGTTGATATTGCAGAATTATCTGCACCGGTTAGAGAAGGCTTAAAAGCTAAAGCTGATGAGGTTGTTAGGGTTTTAAAAGACGGTGATCCTGATCGTAAAACTGATGGTAAAAGATTATCTAGTTTATATGTAGATTTAGCAACTCTTGTAACCTTAGATGGTGATGATGAGGTTATTAAAAATACAGAAGAAATTAGACAAGCCAACAAATTAGCGGGAACTATGCTCAAACTGGATATTAAAAATAAATATCCTAAATTAGCAGAAGCTTGTAAGGCTGTAATAGTTGAGGCTATTGGCGATGATAGTGTAGCATTAAATAGAGAATCCCGCATTCAGGCTGCTGAGGGTTTTAAAGCATTGGCGTGGGCTTGTTCACAAGGAGCAAAATAAATGGCTCGACTATCACCAATTGATCTTTATAATAACTATAGACAAGGCTTTCAAGGAGCCATTTGGAATCAACTAGAATTTGATCACTTAATGGAAATTTTAAAATATCCATACTTTGGTGATGCTAGTTCTAGAATTACAAATAGTGGTAAAGGTAAACTATCAACTCCATACAAAAGCGTCTTGAAGTTTGATAAAAAGCCTTATGAAGAACGACAAGTTACTGGCGATTGCGTAAGTCATGGTACAAGAAACGCATGTGATATTAGTAGAGCGGTAGAAATAGATATATTGGGCGAAAAAGAAAGCTGGGTAGCAAGAGGAGCAACCGAAGCCATTTATGGCGCTAGAGGTTGGAGTGGTCAAGGTATGACAGGTAGCAAGGCCGCTGAATTTGTTAATAAAATTGGTGGTGTCCTTGTTCGTAAAAATTATAAGGGCGTTGTTGATCTTAGCAAATATGACGGAATGCTTGGTGCCGGATGGGGTGGTCGCGGTGTTCCGGATAAAGTATTAGATTTAGCTAATGATCATCAAATTAGAACTACATCACTTATTAAAAGTGTTGAAGAAGCACGAGACGCATTAGCAAATGGCTATGGATTAGCAGTCTGTTCTAATTATGGTTTTAGTAATAAAAGAGATAGTAAAGGATTTGCTAGAACTAGTGGTAGTTGGGCTCATTGTATGGCTTGGATAGCGTGTGATGATACCAATGGGGATACATCGTTTTTGGTACAAAATAGCTGGGGTAAATGGAATGATGGTGATCATCCAGAGTGGGGTCCAATTCCAGACGGCTCATTCCTAATCCATAGTGACGTAGCAGAAGGCATGATTAAACAAAATGGAACTTATGCCTTTAGTAATTTTAATGGATTTCCTGTACAAAAATTACCAGATTATGGGTTCGATTACTTATAAGGTGTATAATAATGAGACTAATAGATAAAATTGCTTTGCAACGACTAATTAGTATGCTATTAACTTTTATCTTGGCGGTACTTAAATTAATAGTACCGCAAAAAACAGAAGCGGATGATAATATTGATAATCCTAAACCAAAAAGAAAAAGAATCTTTCCAAGAGTAAAAAATGAATAAATTATTAGGGCTAGTATTAGTAGCAACTATATTATTTGGATCATCTCAATACAAAGGATCCACTACGGCATCTGTTGTTCTGGCTGGCGGCATTATTAAGTCTACACATATTGAAATGCCTGATACAAAATACAAAAGGAAAAATTGTCCAGTATGTAAGGGTACGGGTAAATATTTGAGTGGTGACGGTATCAAAATGGTTGATTGTGGATATTGTGAGCCAGAAACAGGCACACAAACACTCACACAACCATCTAAGAGTGGTGTAACTAAAAGTGGTTCAACAACTATATCATGTGGACCTAATGGATGTAGGATAATCAAAAAATGAATAATGATGAACAGTTAAAAGCAATAGCCGCAAAGGTTTTAAATAAAGCCGGAGTACCACAAGAAGAAAATTTTGGTAGCGTTATTGCTATTCTTATGATGATTAGTATTATTCTAACAGTTATTAGAGTATTACAAGAATGTAATAAAAATAAATTATCTGGAAACTATACCTCTCAAGATAAATACAATCTTTACGGATCAGAAATTAAAGAATATAGTGCTCGTCGTGGTCTGTTCACACAGATGAGAATTAAAAGAATATTAAGAAGAGAGTTACCAAAAGAACAATATGCTAAATATGGTATTCAACTATTGAACGCTATTTTAGATACAGGAGCAGATCTCAAGGATGATGAAGTCATAACCTTAGTGGAGGCAGCAAATGTTTAACATTTTAGTATGGTGCGTATATGGTTTATTTGTTGGTTCTATTGCTAAAAGTATAGTACCCGGAGAAGAAAATTTTGGTTTTGTTAAAACAGTAGCATTGGGTGTTGCTGGCTCTTATATGGGCGGAGCAATCCTGTATTTATTAGGAAACTACGATGCTGTATCTCCTGCCGGTGTTGTTATGGGTGTTGCTGGTGCAGTATTATCATTGGTTCTGTATAACAAACTCACAACAAATAAATCTTGACCAGACGCGTAGGTTTGCTATAATACTTCCATGAGACCATCGTGGACAGATTATTTTTTAGGTTTGGCTAAAGTTGTTTCTCAACGTAGTCACGATATGCAAACACAGCACGGCTGCGTTATCACAGATTCTAGGGATAGAATTCTAGGCGTAGGATATAATGGCTTTCCTCGTGGACTTGATGATGATTTATTACCTAGAACACGGCCAGAAAAATATCCATGGATGATTCATGCCGAAAGAAATGCGCTATCTAACTGTGTTGTTAGACCAGATAATGGTATAGCGTATGTTACTGGTCAAAGTTGTAATGACTGTATTATGGCTTTATGGCAAGAAGGTATAAGAAAAGTAGTTATGTCAAATAATCATGGTACACATTTATTCAATGAAGAAGCCCAAAATATTTTTAGAAAATTTGTCTCAATGAGCGGAATAGAAATTATTTATATAGAACCAAATCTTTCTTGGCTGAAAGAACTCGGTGGTGTATTATGAATACAACAGTATTATTCTATATTAGTATTTTTATTTTTTTATATCATAAGTTTACCGGTAATACAGAAATGTGTTTAACTTCTTTTCAACTCACAGTATTACTGGGCATTTCAGCAATTTTATATAGGAGATAATATGTCGGCGCTCCAAGAACTGCAAAATTATACATTCGTTAGTAAATACGCTCGTTGGATTGAGGATAAGAATCGCCGTGAAACATGGAAAGAAGCGGTTGATAGAGTCCGTGACATGATGCACACGAAGTATGATGAGTTTGGAATCAAAGACGATATTGATTGGGCTTATGATATAATGTATAAGAAAAAGGTTCTTGGTTCTCAAAGAGCACTCCAATTTGGTGGCGATCCTATTCTTAAAAGACACGCAAAAATCTATAACTGTACCAGTTCTTACTGTGATAGATTACGTTTTTTCCAAGAATGTTTCTGGTTATTATTGTGCGGAAGTGGAACCGGATTTAGTGTACAAAAACACCATGTTTCTAAATTACCAACACTAGAGCACGCCCCCGTAGAAGATGTTGGAACTAAATATGTTATTGACGATAGCATAGAAGGTTGGGCCGATGCTTTAGGTGTTTTACTTAGTTCTTATTTTAGTAAACCAGTAGAAGAATTCAAACAATATAAAAATTGTCATATAGTTTTTGATTATACTAATATTAGACCAAAAGGATCGTCTTTGGCATCCGGCGTGGGTAAAGCACCCGGTTATGAGCCATTAGCAAATGGCCTTGAAAAAATCAGATCTTTATTAGATCGTTGTATAGCAAATGGACAAAAAAAATTACGTCCTATCGACGCTTATGATATAGTGATGCATAGTAGCGATGCTGTTTTAAGTGGAGGAGTAAGGCGTTCGGCTAGTTTAGCGCTATTTAGTCCCGATGACGAAGAAATGGCAAAAGCTAAAACCGGTAATTGGTTTATTGACAATCCACAGAGAGCAAGAAGTAACAATTCCGCACTCCTACTAAAGAATGAAACTACTTTTGAGGAATTTGATACTCTTATGCAATCTGTGAAAGAATTCGGAGAACCAGGATTTATTTGGAGCGAGTCTACAGAAATGATTTTTAATCCATGTGTAGAAATTGGTATGTGGCCTGTCGATGAAGAAAATGGTAAGAGCGGATGGCAGGGTTGCAATCTTTCTACCATTAATTGTTCTAGTGTAACCGACGAGGAGGATTTTTATGAAAGGTGCAAAGCAGCTTCCATTATTGGTACTCTTCAAGCTGGTTTTACTAAATTGGATTATTTGGGAGAAACTAGTGAAAGGATTTTTGACAGGGAAGCCCTATTAGGCGTGTCATTAACTGGCACAATGGAAAAGCACGATCTGGTCTTGACAGAAAAGGTTTTGACCAAAGGCGCTAAAATAGCGGTCGAAACAAATAAAGAATTAGCAAAAAAGATAGGTATTAATCAAGCGGCTAGAGTCACATGCTTAAAACCAGAAGGTACCAGCAGTAGTATGTTGGGTACTAGTTCTGGTATACATCCACATCACGCCAAACGATATATACGTCATGTACAGGCGAACATTTTAGAAGCACCATACCAACACTTCAAAAAATTAAACCCGCAAGCCTGCGAAAAATCATCTTGGTCGGCCAATAATACTGATGAAGTTATTAAATTTCCTATAGAAGTACCTGATGGTGCAAAATTAAAGAATCAATTACCAGCCGTTGAAATGTTATCAATAGTAAAAGATACTCAAAAGCATTGGGTACAATCAGGAAAAAATAAAGGCTTATGTACTCAAGAATATTTGAGCCATAATGTTAGTAATACTGTTACGGTTAAGCCTGACGAATGGGAAGACGTAACCAAATTTATTTATGATAATCGTAAATATTTTGCCGGTATTAGTTTGATTCCTCAGAGTGGCGATAAAGACTATCCACAAGCACCATTTACCACAGTTTATACTAGTCGTGAAATTGTTAAAGAGTATGGTGATGCTGCATTGTGGTGTTCTGGTCTAATCGAGTTATCTCTTAACGCATTCGATAACAATCTTTGGGCCGCTTGCGATTACGTTAGTATGAATCAAGCAAAGACAGACGATGCTCAAGATAAGTTATTATTTGTTACGAAAATGAAAAACTTTGCTGGTAAATATTTTGATGGTGATATCAAACGTTTAACATATTGCATGAAAGACGTTTATAATTGGAAAATCTATTGTGATCTATATAATAGTTTCAAAAAGGTTGATTATACGCAACTATCTGAAACAGAGGACAATACCGTGGGAATAGAGGAAATTAGTTGCGCTGGCGGTGCATGTCTAATTTAATCCACTATTCGCAAAGGGTAAACATTGAGAAAAAATAATAAAAAGAAAAAAGCTGTTGATCTCACTAATGATATTGAACAATCTGGTCCTATCTATAGAAATAGATTAAAACCCAGGAGCGAAAATCAAAAAGAATATATAAGAACTGTTGCTGAAAATACTATAACTTTTTGTCAAGGGTTAGCCGGATCAGGTAAAACCCACATAGCAATTGGTATGGCACTAGAGTATTTATTAGACCAAAAGGTTAATAGAATTGTTATCACAAGGCCAGTTATAGAGGCTGGTGAAAAAATAGGATATCTACCAGGAACGGCGGAAGAAAAATTACATCCTTATTTATTGCCTATTATTGATGAAATTAATCATTTTATTAGTATGGCCCAGTATGCTTCATTAAAACTAAATAATAAGATAGAAGTAGTACCTTTAGGTTTAATGAGAGGTCGTAATTTTCACAACTGTTTCATTGTTGCTGACGAGTGCCAAAACGCATCATACGAACAATTAAAAATGTTATTGACAAGAGTTGGTCACGAGAGTAAATTAATACTAACTGGCGATATTGGACAATCCGATCTTAGTAGACACTTACAGGGTGGATTTATTCATATGATCAATGCTCTAGATGGAATAGAAGGTATCGGGAATTGTAAATTAGAATCATCAGACATAGTGAGAAATCCAATAATAGCAAAAATTTTAGCAAGATTAGATAATTTTGAAAATGGAACAAAAACATAAACAATGTCTATTATTGAATGCTGATTATAGTCCATTAAGTATAATATCCTGGCAAAAGGCTATTATATGGTCTATAAGATTTGAAAATAATCCTAGATACGGTATTGAAATAATAGATTTCTATAAAAACGATCACATCAATGGAGTAGATAAAAAATATCCTATTCCAGCAGTAACCAAAACGCAAAGATTTTTTAGAATCAATAATCAGGATGTTATATTCTCTCGTAAAAATATTTTTATCAGAGATAATTATACTTGTCAATATTGCCATAAACAATATGAAATGAGTAGTCTAACATATGATCATGTTATACCAAAATCTAAATGGACAGGACCATCATCACCAACTAGTTGGACAAATATAGTCACGGCGTGTACATACTGTAATCGTAAAAAGGGTAATAAAACACCCAAACAAGCTAATATGCCCTTGATTAAATTACCAATAAAACCAAATAAAAATATGAAATTCTTGCCTATTGCCGAACATCTTCTTAAGATAAAAGATGATCTACCAGAAGAATGGAAGACATATCTGCCGGAATCTTATCTATAATGCCAACATACTCATATCAGTGCGAAAAATGTCAAAATAGATTTGAATTATTTTTTTATATCAAAGACTATATAGATCATCCCAAATGTGAAAAATGCCACAGTAAACAAACCCACAGAAGATATGTTGATGATGTGATAACACAAAGCACAAGTGTTCGTAAGTCTGATACAGAATTAAAAACATTAGGCGATTTAGCTAAACGTAATAGTGACAGAATGAGCGAGGATGAAAAAACTCATTTATATCATAAACATAACGAATATAAATTTGATGAAAGTACTAAGACATTACCAACAGGCATGAGCAGAATCAAAAAACCAGAAAAAATCAAATGGCCAGGATCCAAAGGCAAAACTAAACGAGGTAAAAAATGAATCATTATTCTAATATATTCCAAATCAATCCTTCCAAAATAGATCCAGTTTCGGATAGGAATTATTATACTGTTTTAGGAAAACACGATTTCTTGGATGAAAACAACAATCCGCGAACCAAAAATGAAAAAAATGCTTACGCTTATTCCAAAATCAACAACGATAGCGATACTCAATATTTTGTAAAGGTTGGATTATATGGTAAGATATTTAATCCAATAGGACTATATTCAGAAGGCAAAGCTAATAAATTCTTATCAAAAGTAGGTAAAAATGAATTCAGTTTCACCAGAGTTAATCAAAAGGTTTTTGATATGTATGTAAATTTTTTAAGAACAAAAAATGTCGCATGGTTAAATAATGCAGAAAGGGAACTAACATGAACAAAGAAACAAAGTACGCAATATTGTACCTAAATAGTATAGGGAAATCTGATGAACAAATATCCAAAGAACTCAAAGTAGATATTTCAGATATCAAAAAAGCAACCAAACAATCTAGCAATAATACTAAAATAAAAACAACTTCTTCGAAGGTTAATAGTAAAGATCTTATGATTACACAAACCAACAATAAGAAGATCAATTCTGTGGCTATTATGACAAAAGCAGCATCAGAAGTAAATGACGATTTCAAGAAAAAAATCAAATCCACAGTATCTCGTAGTGGCAAAGTATCTATTTTTCGACCAGATAAAAATAAATGAAATATATCTCCAAATATTCCAATGATAAATTTGTAACAGCACAGCAATATATTACTGAGCTGATTTGCGAACACAAGGCATTAAAGGAAAAAAAGGATTTGCATTTTAGATTTTGGACAAACAAGGAGTGGTCTTTATTTTATAGAAATCAGATAGCCACAGCTAATAAATTAATTGAAAAATATTCTAGCCAAGCCATTATAGAAGCCATCAAAGACGATAGAGCCAAGAAAATTTTTTCATTGCGAGCACCGCACTTGATTCCTATCATAGAAGAACACGAGGCTATCATACAAGCACAAAATAATAAATTGTCTATGGAATTTGATAGAAATACTCAAAAGACATACCACAAATCATCTAAACAAAAAAATACTCTGTCAAGATTAAAGGAATTAGAATGAGCTTAAAAGAGGATGTAAAAAAGAACTTCGGAGATAATATTCTAATTACAGCAAGTTCTGTCATGGACAAAAAACTGCTCACAATACCAGTTAGTCCATCGTTAGATATTGTATTAAATGGTGGTATTCCAGAGGGTAGTTTTGTTATTTTAACAGGACAACCCAAGTGCGGAAAAACAACAACATCCCTAGATTTCTGTGCTACTGCACAAAAACCAGAATACGCATATGGATCTTTTAAAGATGGCCGAGAAGTGTATTACCTGAACATTGAAGGTAGATTGAAAAAAAGAGACTTAGAAGGAATACCAGGATTAAATCTTGATAAATTTCATATTGTAGGATCTCAAGAAGGTAAAATTTTACACGCAGAAGAATATCTACAAATAGGCGAACGCATTATTAATGAATTACCAGGATCAATAGTTATTATTGATTCATATTCAGCATTATGCACCGAGGCCGAGATCACTAGCGATATGAATAAAATGCAAAGAGCAGACGGAGCAAAATTATTAGCTAAGTTTTGTCGTAAAGTAGCTAATGTTATTCCTGTTAACAAAAATATAGTTATTGGTATTACTCATCTAATGGGTAATCCCGGATATGGAAATGCTGAATGGAAAGAGAAGAGCGGTCAGGCCATTGCATATCAAACTGATATAAAGCTTAAAGCCAAGTTTTTTAAGAAGTGGAATCTATCCGATGATAGTCCACAAATCGGACAAGAAGTAGAATGGGAAGTACTATGTTCGGCATTAGGACCACCGGGCGGCTCAATTACTAGTTATATAAGATACGGAACAGGTATTGATAAACACATGGAGCTTTTAAATTTAGCCGTGGATCTTGGCTTAATCAATAAGGGTGGTGCTTGGTATACAATTACTACTGTTGAAGATAAGCCAAAATTTCAAGGTTTAGAAAAAGCCAGACAGTATCTTGTTGATAATCCGAAAACATATAATGATCTTTTGGAAAAAGTCTATGAAACAATGGGTATCAAATGCAAGTAAAAGATTTGGACAATAATTTTTGTCATTGGCAATTAATTGGTGGAATATCTCATGGGTCGCTCAAGAACAAATCAAGCCTACATCTAAAAGCCAGAGAGTTAATTCATGAATGTTTTCCAACACTTCAGGTTCTAGAAGAAGTACCAGTTCAAGTTAGGAGATCAGAAACTCTGTATTTGGATTTTTACTTGCCATTGAACAAGAAATGTATAGAAGTACATGGAGAACAACATTATACATTTAGCAGATTTTATCATCACAACTTGTTAGGATTCATGAGGCACAAAAAAAGAGATCAAGAAAAAGCTGAATGGTGCAGTATCAATGGGATTGAATATATAGAATTACCGTTTAATGAAGATATAGACAAATGGAAAAGCAGAATAAAAAATGAATAATACTACCACCAACAAAAGTTCAACTGAACAAGTTAGTTATTGGGACAATATTTTAGATGAGTACGAGAAAAATCTCGGACTACCTAATTATATTAGTGAGGTTATTAGCGAACAAGAGATCAATCAATATTTAACCATGGATAGAGATCGCATAGAAAAATTAACGCCAGAAGATTGTTCTCAAATAGCATACAGGTTGGCCCAATTTGCTTTTCATATACAAAGATCACTAAATAGAGAACTCGCAAGATTAAACTGGGCGGAAGATACGATTAAAGAAACTATTGCTGATGATATAAATAATTATAAGGGATATGGCTATATAGAAAAGTCAGCACAAGCCATCAAACACAACGATAAAGCTAGTGCATTAAACAAAATTAAGAAATATGCCAAACAAAGATCAGATAGACTCAGTTATATCGCCTCCTCTGTAAAAAATCTATCAGATATATTGATTTCTATTCAAAAAACAAAGGTGAAACATCATGGAACTTAATTTTAGTGATCCAGAGCAAATTAAGCAATTAATTAGTGCATTACAAAATTTATTACCGAAAGAAAATACTCCAAAGGCAGAAGAGAGAACAGAAGAAATTCTTCCAGATCATAATATAAAAACAAAAACAAGAAAACTAAAATCAGAACATTATAATAAATTTGATAATATGCCAGAAGCCGGTATGCATAAAAGTGATTCTTTAATAGATAAAAAGTTGTCTGTTCATCCTCCAAGCCCAAGAACAAGACAATTTGAGGCTGTAGATGTAAAGTGTAGATCTTGTGGGAAAAGCGAAAAAATCAATCCTGTTCTTCTGCCGGATTCCAACGATAGATATAAATGCAACAAGTGTTCTACGATGGCTGGTGAGTAAATGCCAATAATTTTATCTGATCCTTCTGCTGAAAGAGCGGTACTCGCAGGAATATGTAAGTATGGCGAGGAAGTTTATCTTGATATTGCAGATATACTTCAAGAGTCTTCTTTTACCATTGATAGTAATAAAATACTATATAAGTGCTTAAAAGATCTGTGTGAAAAGAATAGTCCTAATAGTATAGATCTCGCATCTATATATTCTGTGGCTCAAGAAGTTGGTGTGTCTCATATTTTATCCAAAAAAGAAGAGGCCCAACATCTTAGGGCGGTTTTAGATTTTCCTGTTAATAAAGAAAATGTACCTAAGTTTGCGGCTAAAATTCGTAAGCTAGAAATTGCAAGATTACTTAGGGAGCAACTAGAAAAAGCACAAGATAAAATATTAGAAATTAATGGTAGCGAATCTATATCTTCGATTATAGGACTAGCCGAGGATACGGTTTTTAATTTTACGTCGCTCCTTAACGATACTGACTCTGCTCCGGAGCAAATAGGTTCTAATCTTGATGAGTACATCGAAAATCTAGAAAAAAATAAAGTAGATCAAGTTGGTATACCAACAGGATTTCCTGTGTACGATCAGGCTATTGGCGGAGGATTAAGAAGAGGAACAGTAAATGTTATAGCGGCCAGACCCAAAACAGGAAAAACGCTTTTGTCCGATAATATAGGAAAAAATATTGCTGATCTTGGTATTCCCATATTAAATATGGATACAGAAATGAATAAACAAGATCATATTCATAGAATTCTTGCTATGATGAGCGAAACCGAAATCAATAGTATAGAAACCGGAAAGTTTGCTGATTCTCCGGATAAAAAGAATAAAATAGCAAAAGCTGTTAACGAATTAAAATCTCTAAAAATATACCATAAAAGCATAGCTGGAAAACCCTTTGAAGATCAATTAGCCATCATGAGAAGATGGTTAGTTAAAGAGGTTGGTTTAAATGATGATGGTACAGCAAAAGAGTGTGTTATATTTTATGATTATCTAAAATTAATGGATAGTTCTGGTATTAGTCAAGACCTCAAAGAATATCAATTATTAGGATTTATGATGACAAGTCTTCATAATTTTGCTGTTAGATATCAAGTGCCAATTGTGGCTTTTATTCAATTAAATAGAGATGGTATCACCAAAGAAAGTACAGATACGGCTAGTGGATCAGATAGAATTATATGGCTATGTAGTAATTTCAGTATATTTAAACGCAAAAGCGACGAAGAAATAGCCGAAGATGGTCCGTCAGAAGGTAATCGCAAATTGGTTCCATTAATTAGCCGTCACGGCGGAGGATTAGATGATAACGATTATATTAATTGTCATATGAAAGGATGGTGTGCAAAAATCACAGAAGGAAGAACCAAATTAGAAATTTCTAATAATACAGGAACCAAAAAGAATAACAAAAATACATTTGTACTAGAAAATGATAACACAGAAGAAAACATCCCGTTTGTATAATCAAAAACAGCTTAAAGTAATTTGCGACAAGTTGTGCGATAGTATAGATGATCTTATACAAGTATTATCTATAAGTCATTTAAAACATAACGGCAAAATGATATCGGGTAGTTGTCCCATACACAATGGAGATAATCCATCTGCTTTTAATTTATATCCTGAAGGAGAATCTTATAGAGGTAACTGGAAATGCAGAACGCACGGATGCGAGAAAATTTTTAAAGGATCAATTATAGGCTTTATTAGGGGAGTTCTGTCGAATAAGAATTATGGCTGGGTCACAGAAGGTGACGATACTGCATCTTTTGAAGAAACTATAGAGTTTGTAGAAGCCTTTCTAAAGCAAGAAGTACACAAGATCAAAATATCAAAACACGAGATAGAGAAAACTAATTTTACTAATATCGTTAATAATATCGTTACTAAAGCAGAGTCTCCTAAACAACTAATAACCAGACAACAAGTTAGAAAGTCTCTAGAATATCCTTGCAATTATTTTATTAATAGAGGTTTCAGTAACGATATTTTAGAAAAATACGATGTTGGGTTATGTAATAAATCTAATAAAGAAATGTACAATAGGGCTGTTGTACCAATTTATGATAATGATTACAAATTTTTAGTAGGATGCACAGGAAGAAGCATATTCGACAAATGTGACAAATGTGGATATTACCATGATCAGAATTGTCCATCAGAATCAGAAGGTTGGAAATTCCCTAAATGGAAACATAATTATGAATTCAAAAGCCAAAATCATTTATACAATTTCTGGTTTGCTAAAAAATCTATACTAGAGTCTGGAAAGGTTATTCTTGTAGAAAGTCCTGGTAACGTATGGAGATTAGAACAAGCCGGTATTCATAATAGCGTAGCCATGTTTGGCTCGTCATTAAGCGATAGACAAAAAATCATATTGGATGGATCTGGTGCTATGACTATAATAACTATTATGGATAATGATTTAGCTGGTAAAAAAGCGGCTGAGATAATTTATACGAAATGTAAAAATACTTATAATATTGTGAATCTAAGTATCAATAAGCCAGATGTTGCCGAAATGACCATAGAAGAAATCGACACAGAAATTAAGAGTAAAATATGACACAAATTATTGCATTTGCTGGTCGCAAACAATCAGGGAAAACAACTTGCTCTGAAGCTCTTTTAAAATATGCGAATGGATCAATAGTCCCCTATAATAGTGGCAAGATATATAATTTTGCTGATCCACTCAAAAAAGACATTTGCATGAATATACTTGGATTAACATATGATCAATGCTACGGTTCTGATGACCAAAAAAATGAACTAGTAAATTGCTTTTGGGATAATAATCAATTAACAGCCAGAGAAGTTATGCAATTTGTTGGCACAAATATTTTTAGAAAAATGCAAAATAATGTATGGGCAGATGCCACCATATCAAAAATTAAAACTGAAAATCCTAACATAGCAATAATTGCAGATTGTAGATTTCCAAACGAAGTTTCTTCAATTAAGGATGCTGGAGGCGTAGTTATAAAATTAATGCGTAATCCATACAATTCAGATCACGAAAGTGAGATTGCGTTGGATCCTGATAATTATGATTATTCTCATTTTGATTTAGTCATTGATAATCATCGTATGTCTATACGAGAGCAAATAGATACTGTTATTAATTTCCTAACCAATAAAGGAATATTACCATTATAATTACATATTTTCGGAGTTCGTCATACAATACTCATAGTATGTGCGAACAACAATATTTTATTGAATATGTTTTGGGTATGCGTGGACAATCTAATAAAAAAGCAGATAAAGGAACAATCTGTCATAAAGTTTTAGAATTGCTCGCTGTTATCAAAAAAGCACAACAAGATAAAATATTATTTATAGAAGATGAAATAGTTGGTAATATAAATATTAAT